CACTGACTTTCTGCCCATTCGTTGTACCTCTCCAGGCTGTACATGATACAGCCGTCGATCTTCTCCCATACGCCAGGCGGCAACACTCCGCGCTGACGCTTCCGCTCCAAGGCCTTCGGCGTCGTGCCGATCAATTCGGCCAACCTCCTCTCGTACACCTTGTCGACCTGCTGGCCTTCAATTGGCTCTGGTTTCTCTCGTGCGCCCATCACTCACCCCCTCACCGTTACGCCGGCTGCTTCGAGTCGGTCAACTGCTTCATCCCGCATGTCGTTCCAGCCGCCCTCATAGCTCGTGTATGGAGGCGCCTTCATGGGCGGCGGCAGCTCAATAACCAACTCAGCCCGCGATGCCTGCCAAACTAGCCAGTAGCACTGCGTCGGGTAGTTGATGTACTCGACAGCCTCATCCTTTCCGAAGTGAGCTGGCGACAGGCCGAACGCCTCGCTGCCTGCCCACGCCTCGAACTCTGCTATCGCCTTGTCTGTGTGCATGTCTATTCCCCCTTGACTAGCGTCATTACGGCGTCGTCAATCTCGTCTATTCCCGGCAGCATGATCAGCTCGTGCAGTGCCATGTAGGCGACCTGTGGCCGTCCTTCGTTGATCGCTTCCATTGCGCGGATCACGGCGTCCTTGGACTTCACGACGTACATCGCCGACTGAAACGTCATGCGGCAGTCGAGCATCGGGTTCCTGTGCCGCTCCATCTCACGCTGCAGGTCGGCCTTTGCCGCTGCCAGCTCCGCGCCGATGTGCGCTACTCCCTTCAGTGTCTCGTTCATACCTGGCTCCAAATGTTGCCGTCGCGTAACTCTTCATCTGTGGCATACCGAGGCTGTGCGCTAAGCGACTGCATCAGGCTCACGGCTCCGTTGCTTACGTCCTTCCGGTACTTCACGCCGCTCGGCTTGTGCAGCCATACCCGGCACTGATTGTTGATTCGCTGGACTGTGGGGGATTCGGTGAACATGGATCACCTCAAGAGGCGCGGGCCTCGTCTTGTCTGAATAGGCGCTCCCAGGGGGGGTACATGGGGCCGGTAGCTGTGTACGCTTTGCGTGAGCGGTAGGTCGACGACTCAAAGAAACAGGCCTTGCAGCTGTAGCCGAGGCCGTCTTTCGTCCTCATGTTTCGGAAGAAGAACTCGGTATCTGCCGGCCACCATTCCTTGCAGCAGGCGCACATTTTCTCGTCGGCGCTCATGCAGCCACCTTTGCCCATCTGCCCGGGGCCGGAGTGGTGACTGCCTCTGCGACCGTCATTCCCATGTGTATGCGGCGCCTGGCGTGCTGTGGCGTGCATTGACCGAACCGAGCGCACAGCTCTGGAATAGATCCTTTTACGCCGTTCACGGTGTGCTGATGCTTTGCGTTCTTGACGGCTGCGCCCTTGCGCCCTCCTGCTCTACGTGCCAGGCGCTCTGCCTCAGTCTGCTGCCACTCAATATCGGGGAGTGCTTTGACTATTTCCGTGAATTTGTGTCGTGAGATGCCCAGGGCTTCGCGCACCTGGCCTTTGCTCTGGCCGAGTGCGGCCATCGCTCGAATGGTGTCATCGAGGTTCATGGTGTTTGTCCGGGGAGGAGGGCGCGCGGGGCGCCCGTGGTGGATCAGATCAGCAGCGAGCAGGCGCCGCGGTATGGGTCGGCGAACGGGATGTCGTCGTCGAAGCTGTCGTAGTCGGGCGCCGGCTGCTGGCGTGCGGCTGGCTGCTGCGGCTGAGTTGCCTGGCGTGGAGCCGGTTGCTGCCGCGCCGCATCCTTCTCCGGCCAGTCGATGATCTCGGTGCCTTGGCCGACATGAATCTCGGTCGTGTATCGCTTGATCCCGTCCTTCTCGTACTCGCGGGTTTTCATCTTTCCGCACACCAGAATACGCTTGCCTTTGTGCAGCCACTCGCCCAGGAACTCGGCAGTCTTGCCGAAGGCGACGCAGCGCACCCATTCGGTTTGCTCGACCTTCTGCCCGGTCTGCTTGTCCTTGTAGCTATCGTCGACCGCGATGCTAAAGTTCGCGACCGCCGTGCCGTTCGGCATGACGCGCGTTTCGATTTCGTTCCCAAGCCGGCCGATGCCGCGCCATTCGTTCAGGTTGCTCATGCCGCCTTACTCCTCATGCGCTCTCGCATTTCGTGTTCAAGTTCTGCCAGCTCTTCGAGGAAGAGCTTGATTTCGGTTTCCATCTGCCTGATGCGTGCCTCGTCGCGCTCCAGGCGGAAGCAGGCGTACTGCAGTTCATCCGGCAGGCGGTCATCGAAGGTCACGAAGTCAACCCACTCCAGCTCGGCGCAAGCCATCTGCGCGAACATCTGCCATTCGTACTGCGGGTCATGCTTGCCGGATTGGATGGTGGCGACGTGAGTGGCCGTGTTCGGGCATTTGATTTCGAGGCCGCCGCGGCCCTTGGGCAGCAGGATCAAGCCGTCAGGCGATGCGCCGAAACTTTCGATCTTCGGGTGCAGCAGCAAGCCCGCCTCGACGATCATCAGGCCTTTGTCGACCTCATAAGCGGAGCGTGCGATAGGCTCCAACTCATTGCCGCGCTGAACGGCCGGCTTGCGCGACAGGTCTTCCCCGCCGGGCATCCCAGTCAACCGCTCGCAAAGCAACTGCATCATGTAGTTCTGGCGGGTAGCAGAAGGGGCGCCTCCGCGCCCCTTTGCCATTACGTCTTTGACCTTGCTTGCCGTGACCTTTCCAAGCCTGGCTGCGAACCATTCATCACTGCGCTGATCCATCTTTCACCTCCTCGAACTCGGCGTCGACGGGCTGCTCCATAAGAAACTTCTTGCGGGCGTCCTTGGCGGTTGTCAGTTGGTCGCGTGCGCCTTTCGACTTGTGGGCTTTCCAGGCATCGCCGAAAGCGGCTTGCAGGTCTTCCATCGTCGGCGCTGCGTTGATCATTGATAGAGCTTCGGTAACGTCCTCGATCGTCTCGCCGGGCGTCACGTCGCGCTCCACGATGCGCTCGGCTTCATCCTGGTCGTAGATGCCGGCAAATCCGAACGCAAGACGGGCGCACTGGATCATGGCCTTGTGACGCAGCATCCGCTTCGGGTGCGACTGCCACGGCTGCGTGTTGCGCTTACACTCGGACATGTACTCGGTGATGCTGGTAGGGTGCTTCCGGTCCTTCCGGTAAATCCGGCATGTGTACTCGCTGCCGTCGGCGGGCATCTCGAAGTCCATCCCGTCAAACTGCGGATGCTCGTTGATGATGCGCGACCAACCATCCAAGCCAACAACCGGCACAATCCCGTTGTTCTTGTCCGGGAAGGCGTACAGCTCTTTCGTGAACGGGTTCAGCTTGTACTGATCCGCGACAATCAGCAGGGCGACCATCTGCGCGTCGCTGACCTGGCCCTTAAAGCAGGTCTGCTTCAGGGTGTTGGCGACTTCTGCCGGGGTGGCGCCCATCTCGTAGCGCTGGGCGAATTTGTTCAGTAGCGGTGTCAGTGCTGTGCTCATCGGATCTACCTCAGTAAGTGATCTGGATGTTCGGAATCTGGCGCTTGGCGATCAGCGTCACGGCCTGCTTGGCGCACTCTTCGGTCATTCCGCCAGCAACGAAGGCTTCCAGTGCCGCGCGGTTGATTGCGGCCTTGTGTGCCTTGTCCGCCTCGCGGGCCTTTGCTTCGGCTTCAAGGCGGGCCTGCTCGTCGGCTTGGCGCTGGCGTTCCGCTGCTGCTGCGCGCTCAGCACGCTCGGCGGCGTCACGCTCTGCCTGCTCGGCGCGCTGCTGGGCTTCCAGCTTCTCGCGCTCTGCTTGTTCGGCCTGCAGCTTCAGTTCCAGCTCGCGGCGTTCGGCTGCGGCCTTGGCGTCGGCTTCGCGCCGTACGGCCGCTTCGCGTTCGGCCTGTGCGCGCTGCTCTGCTTCGCGCTGGGCTTGCTCGGCTGCTTCGCGGGCGATGCGCTCCTCGCGCTCCTTCTGCTCGCGCTGGGCAGCTTCGGCGCGGAGGCGTTCGAGTTCGGCCTGTTCGGCTTCGTATGCTTGCCGCTTGGTCAGTGCCAGCTGCAGGGTGGTGAGGGTGGCAGCCTTGACGCGATGCGCTTCGGCTTCGAACTCTTCCCACTCCGGCCCGACCTCGACTGCCTCGGTGTCAGCGATGCGGCCCTGAATCTCCGCGGCCGACAGCTCGGCTACCTGGTCATCACGGTTGCGCAGCCAGTCGATCCGGTCGGTGTGACGTGCCACCCGATCCGCCTCGGCCTGCTCCCACTCATTCAGCGGCGCCCGCACTTCATCCTTCCAGGCGTCCAGCGTGTCGCGCATCCGCTTGCGCTCGGCGTCGATCTTCTTCGGGATTTCCTTCAGCTCGGCGACCAGCTCCTTGCCTACGTTGTCGAGCGCCGTTTTCGAGCGGGCGACCTTGTGGGCAATCGATGCAATGGCGTCGCGGCCTTTCTTCGTCGACACATCCGGCACGAAGGCGTCGATCTCGGCGCGAATCTGCTGCAGGTACGGGTCAAGCCCGTTCGCAGCCTGGAAGACTTGCAGGGCGGTTTCCTTTGGCGGCACAAGGGCCAATTCCGTAGACATGAGTTCTCCTTGGCGGCGTCTCGCGCAGCCTGTCAGTAGGTTGGGTTATCCGAAAAGTTTGTAGATCGCCGCCTCGCCAGCCAGGCCGATCAGCAGCACGCCAGCCAGCACGCCGAACCCGGTAAGGGTCCACCAAGCAGCTGCGAAGCTGTGGCCTGATGGGGTGTCGTCGTGCGGGCCGGTGTCGTAGGGGAGGGGGAGGGTGTTCATGCTTCACCTCGCGCTTTGGCGATGGCGGCGCGGGCCTTGGCTGTCTGCCTGGCGATGAACTCGTCGTCGCACTTCAGAAGAGTCAAGTTGGACTTGATCTGAAGCGTCGCGTCTTCGAGAGCCGCCAGCAGCTCAGGCGCCGCAGCTATCAGGCGGGCGTTGGCCTCCAACTCATCCCCCGGCGTGTGCGCGTCCTGCACTAGTGCACTGAATCGGTTATACCCGTCGTCATTTAGCGCGTAGACGGTGCGGCCCTCTACCAGCCAAGGCCCCTGTGTGTGTTTTGTCATCCCGTCACCTTCCCTGCCAGTCCGCTAATCACAGCCAGCAGCGAGAACACTGCCAGGCCGTAGCCGTAGAATTTCCAGAACCAGATGCGCTTAGCGCGTTGGTATTCGGTTGCCATCACACACCCCCTATCAGCGCAACGTGGCACAGCGCCCCGATGAACAGGGCTACGATGAGGATGCCGACAGCGCCGGCCAGCTCCTTGAGTTGGATGGTCATGGCTGGGCTCCTTGCAGGGCGGCGCGGTCGATTCGCCATTGCACATTGGCCTTCCAGCCATCGACCAAAGCTTCACGCTCGTCGGCGCCAACCCCAGCCAAGCGCAGCACGCCCAAAGCTATGTCTGCATGTCCGCTACCGTCTGAACTGGTCACGTTGCAGAGTGACTTGCAGGAGAAATTCAGCGCCTCCCGCAGGAGACCCAGCTCAACTAGAAGGGCGTCGAAGTCCTCGCCCTTGATCAAGCCAGCGAACCCTGTTTCCGCTCGGTAGGCATCAGTCATCTCGACCAGATACTCAGGCCCGCTCGGCTGCACGTAGTACCGCTTCACTTCCTTGCTCATGCCGCCTCCCGAGCGATCTGCTCTGCCTTGCTGCGCAACTGCGCCGCGTGGTGTTCGATGAAGGCCGCCTGCTGCTTGTCGATGCTCCAGACGATCTCGTTCAGGGCTTCGTCTAGCCATTCGTTCGAGTAGCCGATGCGGCCGCGCAGGGCGTCCCACTTGCCGGAGCAGATGGACAGGATCAGCGCCTTGGCCAAGCCGGCAGGCACCTCGAGCTTGTCCTCGCAGAACTCGGCGTAGGCCTGCATGGTTGGTTCGTGGAGGCTGTCGAGCGCGGCCAGCACCTGGTCTGCCTCGGAAACGCTGTCATCCGGGCACGGCTGTTCGCGGCGCCCTGTGGGTCCGTAGTGCTTCATGGTGGATACCTCGGTTGCCCGGATGGGCTGATGGGTTATGCGGCTTTCTTGTGGCGCGCGCCGCGATACTCTGGCTTTGGCTCATGCTTGGGCGGCCTCACAACTCCATCCAGCAGGCACCTCCATGTCGCAGAGTTGTTCGGCAAGCAGATGCCGAACTCCCTGGTGTCGTACTCGACCTGCTGAGCTAGCCGCTCTGCCAGCTCAAACGGCACCGCTATATCTGCGCACCCGCTGTTGTAGTAGCCGAGGTGGTTGAGAATGCGCGCCTCGTCGTAGCGCCCTGCGCTTTCCAGTTTCCAGCAGTAGCCCCTGTCATCCGGGCGCCACAGCGTAATTGCCTTGTGCCGGCGAAACGTATGCTTGAGGCTGATCACAATGAAATCGGGCATAGCCATCTCCCAGCCGCGTCCAGCGCAGCGTTTCGATTGAGTAGTGAATGGCACCCACTGCAAAGCCCCCGTCCTGTATCGCAGGACCAGTGAGGTACAGGCAGAGGCTTTGCGGTGAGTGCTGGGGTGTAGGAGGGGTGTTACTTGGCGGGGCGGATGGCAACGATTTCGGCGGAGATCAACATATCTTTGAGCCATTCTTCGCCGCGCAGACGGTCATACCCTTCTGACCCTTCGTCGCACTCAAGCTCATCCTCGGGGTCTTTGAGGCTCGGCATATCTATTACGGCGATGGTTGTCTTTGAGCCGTACAGGCCGCGCTGTTTTAGCTGGTCGTAAGCGATGCCGACTGCGCGTTCGATGACATGCAAACCGGTGCAGTTGCCGCCAACCTCAACCTCCATCGTCTTGCGGTATTCCCATATGCCGAAGGTCAAACGGACAGTCTGCTTCGCCATCCGGCCGCTATTGGTCATGTTGGGGTCGTAATTCATGACTTCGTCCATCATCCTTCTCCTTCCAATTCCTCCCCCACCACTCAGCAATGATCCATACGATCCAGATAGCGGTGAGGAGGAGTAAGCCGTGATAGGGGGTCATGCTGTGCCGCGGGCCTTTTCGATAACCAAGGCTGCCTGCTGAATCGCTTTCCCGGCTAACTTGGCTGACACTTCGCCACCGGTCAGGCACTTCACAAGGCAATCGTTGACCAGCTCCAGCGCCTCCAGTAGCTCAGGCGCAGCGGCAATCAATGCTTCATTGGCGTCTGCCTCTTCACGATGAACGGCATTCCAGCCAACTATGTCCACCGGCTCAATTGAACAGATTTTTTTGCCGCTTTCTGCGTACACGCAGTAGATATCGTCGCCCTGATAGTTATTCCAAGGCCCCGGCGTATGTCCGTTGCTCATCTCATCCTCCTATGTGCTGATGGGTGCCCATGGGCGGGCCTGTGAACTCCTAAGGAATCCTTGGTAGTTCGTTTCGGTTGCGGGCTATGCTGACAGCCCCGCATCGTCTGCCCGGTGAACCCGCACCGCCGTCTGAATGCGCGGCGCGTCCGGCCGGCGAACTGGCCTCATGTGCTGCGTGTGTCCGCCGCCTACCAGCAGAGCCAGTACCAGCGGGGCGATGATTCCCCGGCGCATGGCTTCCAGGCAGAGGCCGCGAGTGGTGCGCTGATTGCCCAACTTGAAGCGGGCGTCGTCCAGCTGCTGCTTGACCGTGTAGTGACTGCAGCCCATGCAGCGCGCAATCTCTTTTGCGGTCATGTCTAAGGCTGCGTAGATGGTTGCCTGAAGCTGCCGAGGGGCTAGGCCATGTCCGAGGCGTCCTTCCCATCCTTCAATCTGGATCGTGTCCATATCGTTCTCCATGATTCGGTCTTCATTCCAGAGCGCCCTCATGTGAAGGCGCTCCAGTAATACGTCCCGCTACTGCATTGCTGCGGCGGTTACTGCTGCATTTGCTGCGCGCCGGGCCAGCTCTATCCGGTCTTCCATGCTGACGACCTTGTTGCCGTCCATTTCCCATGTGTGCCCATCCAGAAGGGCGGGCAGCACAGTGAGGAAGGCTTGCTGCCAGAACTCGGCATGACCGCCTTCCTCGTCTTCCTTTCGGCGTTTGCCGGCCGCGTAGCCTTTGTTGTAGCCGCGCTGCTCAGCCGCCTTGATTTCTCCTTGGTCGGCCATTTCCGTGTCTCCAAGGTCAATTCCACGTCCTGCCGCGGTCGGCGGCAGGGGTTACTTTCAAAGAACTCGTCGGACTTCCTGTCCAGTCGCCAGTCGGTCCCCTTTGCGGGGGCTGGGAGAAGGTTTCGGCCTTTTCGTCCTATCCGGCGATTCCCCGGAGTTGTTTCCAGAATCTCTCTGGCTTGGGACGAACAATAGCGCTGCTATTTATTAGCGTCAACAGCGTTGCTACTATTTTTACAAATATTTTCACAAAGACCACACGTCGCTTCTGTTCTGCGGCTGGAGTCACGCTGACAGGCGGTCGACCGCTGGGGTTTCTCGAATCACGGGCACAAAAAAGCCCCGGCTAGCGGGGCTTGAGGGTGGTACTCGTGCTTAGAAGAACATCGCGCCCCACCAGACGCGGCCGATGATGCCGATCTCCTGGCCTTGCACTTCTTCCGCGCTGTAATCCTCGTCGGCGTGTTCTTCGCGGTTAAAGCTGCGTAGGCGCAAACCGCCGCCCGGCAAGCGGTAGAGCTGCTTAACACGCAGTTGGCCAGCGTGGTTAAGCGCATACAACTTGCCATCGATAATGTTCGTTGCGCCTCTGTCCACGCTAACAGTCGATCCGTGGGGGAGCCGTGGCTCCATGCTGTTTCCGTTAATGACTACGCAGACGGCGTTCTCCGCCTGCACACTATGCCGCCGTAAGGTCTGGCGGCCGAACCTCAGCTTCAGATCGCTGCTTTCCTGTATCACTGTCCTGCCACTTCCCGCTGCTAGTTCAACTTCCCGAAGGAAGGGCACCTCTACTTCATCATCACCTAGCGGCGTTTCGTCATCCCATACGGATGCGTTAACAAGCGCTTGTTCTGCGGCTGCAGCTTGCGGTTTTGGTAGAGAACCTACGAGTTGTGCAAGGCGGGGGCTCACCTCCTCAGGCCTGAACTTCAGGGCACGAGAAAGCTTTAGCAAGGCTTCTAGATTCAGCGGTATGCGGCCAGTCGTGTACTGGCTGATTGCGCTTTGTCCATTCCACCCGCACTCCTCAGCGACATCTGCCTGGGTCAGCTTTCGTCCTACGGATCTAGCTGCTGCTTTTCTGGCGTCAAAAATCGCTTTCAGGCGCAGGTTCTCAGCGCGTTCTTCTTCGGTCAATGGGCGGCGTTCGTTCATACCGGCAACTTTAGTAGCAGAGGTGATATGACTGCAAACAGCAGTAGTGGTTTCTGCTTGCTGATAAAAAATAGCGCTGCTACTATGACTGCACGGAACTCTATGCAGGCCTTCCATGAAAAAGCTCTCCCTATCGAAGTATCTGGAATCACACGGCACCCAATCCGTTCTCGCTGAAGCTCTCGGCATTCAGCAAAGCGCCGTATCTCAGATGGCCCGCTCGGGCCGCAACATCGAAATCACTCTCTACGCAGATGGCCGGATCGAGGCTAACGAGATCCGCCCCGTTCCCGCTCGACCCAAGAAGACTGCTGCGTAGTACCTGATTCATTGCGACATCCCTGTCAGTGGTTTCCATGGTTCACAGCTTAGACCCGGATATCAGGACAGGTAATAAAAGCGGAGAGGGTGAGGATTTATCCAGTACCTGATTCGAAGGCAATAAAAAGCCCGCCGGGCAAGGGCGGGCTCTCAACAGCAACAACACAGGAAGGAATTTAGCACATGACCATCGGATTTATCTACTGCCTGACAAACCACTACATGCCGGGCATTTGCAAGATCGGCCGGACTGACCGCGCGCCCTCTCAGCGGTGCAAGGAGCTGTCCGACTCGACGTCAGCACCCTGGCCGTTCGACATCCAGTTTTACGTGGAGGTTGATAACTCCATTGCGATGGAGCGCGACATCCACGAAGCACTCTCGAATTTCCGTATCAACGACTGCCGCGAGTTCTTTTCCTGCGCGCCGGTTGTTGCTTACGAGTGGCTTCAGTGCAACGCGGACATCTACACCGAATATCTCGATGGCGACGTGATCTTCTCGCTACGTAAGCCGCAGCTGGCTAAGCAAGAGGTGCCGGCATGAGCTTCCAAGCTATGGCCTGGGCAACTGAGCAGAAGCTGCCTACTCGTGAGAAGTTCGTCCTGATCATGCTTGCCAACTACGCCAGCAATGATTCGTGGGACTGCCACCCAAGCGTTAACACCCTTGCCGATGACACCGGCATGAGCCGCGACACTGTTATGCGGGCAATCAAGACTCTCGAAACAGACGGGATGCTTCGAGTTGTTCGCCGTCATGTGGATGGAATCAACCTCCCCAACATTTATCGACTGATCCGTTCTGCGGGTACTAGTCGCTCTGTGCGGGGGGTAGTAGCTGAGTGCGACCAGGGTAGTAGCACACAGCAGGGGGGGG